GAGGAGTAATCCGGGCAGTAAATTAAAAACTGCTGTTACAAAAAAGAAAAACCTAACAGCAAAAGAAAAAGCAAGGCGTAAGTCATTTTGTGCACGAAGCGCCGGACAGATGAAAAAGTTTCCAAAAGCGGCTAAAAACCCAAATAGTCGTTTACGGCAAGCAAGGAGAAGATGGCGATGTTAATTAAACAAGCATTAGTTGGTAGTATTACCACGTTATCCTTGGGTGCGATTACTTGGATGACTGTAACTCTTATTAACGTTGATAAGCGCACAGCCGTCATGTCTGTTAAAATAGAACAAAATAATTCAATGTTAAAACCTTTATGGGAAGACTTTATTAGAAGGAGTGCCAGGTATGAACAAGCAGCGATCAAAGAGTAAGGTTAATTTAGGCGGAGGTGCCTGTCCTGTAGTAAAGATGGCTAAGGGTGGTGTTGTAAAAATGAAAAAAGGCGGTAAGATTTGTCCTGAAGGTAAAGCATGGGCAAAACGAACCTTTGATACATACCCAAGCGCTTACGCAAATCTTGCTGCTAGTAAATACTGTAAAGATCCAAACTATGCTAAAAAATCAAAAGGCGGAAAAAGAAAGGGTCGCTGATGGGCGAACTTAAAAAATGGCTTAAACAAGACTGGGTTCGTATTGGCACGGACGGCAAGATTAAAGGTAAGTGCGGTACTTCTAAAGATAAAAAGAATCCTGATAGATGTTTGCCTCGTAGTAAAGCACAGTCTTTAAGTAAAAAAGAGCGTGCGGCTACGGCCAAAAAGAAAAAACGTGCAGGTTCAAAAGGTAAAACGGTGGTTAAAAATACAAAACAGGCCGTAGTGCGATTAGGTAACGGAGGTTATGTACGGTAATGGGACAAGCATATAATTCCGATGAAAGAAAATATATTAAGGCAATTGATGATTATACGTCTAAGCGCATCACTTATTCTCAGTTTTTAGACAAAACAATACCACTTAAAAATGTTAGCAGACGAGTTAGAGATACGTTTACTGTCACAGGTAAAAAACTTCAAGGACTACCTTTTGGCTACGATAAGGGTGGTAAAGTGGAAAAAGATAGTGTAAATTTAAAAGGTAAACGATTTATAGCACGAGGATGTGGCGCCGTCATGTCTGAAAGACGTAAGAAAACTTTATATACTTAGGAGTTAATTATGCGAAAGAAAAAAACATACGCCATGAAACGCAAAGGCGGTGCAGTCAAAAGAATGATGAAAAAAGGCGGTGCCGTTAAAAAAATGATGAAAAAAGGCGGTGCAGTCAAAAGAATGATGAAAAAAGGTGGTGCTGTTAAAAAGAACACTACTAAAAAGACTATGACAGTCGCACAACTACGGGCCGAAGCGAAGAAAAAAGGAATGAAATTAGTTAAGGCCTAAACTTGCCGTATTTACAAAGTAACATCCCACATTTTAAATGTTGGGTGCGTAGAGAATATACACACAACCATGAGAAATACCATGGTGAGTTTTTGCACGCGATGGCTATCGCTGTCACGACAATGCCAAATAGGTGTTTGTCTTTTCAAGTAATATTTACTGGATGTGAGAATGACGACGATGAGCCAAACGTGCATGGTGGTGCTATGTGGGCTCGTATGCCAATTACTGCATTGGTTGGTGATTTTGACTTTGAGGGGTGGCCGGACCCAATGGAGACATATTTAGCACAGCCTTGGGATTGTGCCTCGCATCATCATGCTGTGTACACTTTAAATAGAGCAACACCTTGTCCCTGGATGGCAAAGATAGGTAGTGAGTTCTATCCTGCTAAATATCACTTCACTGTTGACTATACTGAAAGTGAAATAGCCGATGACCCTGCACAGCATAAACAAAGTCATGTTCTTACCTTATTAGATGCCGGAGACTACACAGGTAATATTGTTGCCTTGCCAAACAACCGTGTTCGTGTTACTCATCCGGCATGGTTTGAGACTGGCGATGGCCCTCCGGACTTTAAACCATCGCAACATATACATTACTCGAAGTCTGATTTAGATTATGTGTTGGACGTAAACCAAATTTTTGATAATATGTACGCAAACAAGGATGAGTAAATGGCCGTATCAGATAGCACAGACTTTGAACTCGACGTTGCGGAGTACATCGAGGAGGCATTTGAACGTTGTGGTTTAGAGGTCAGAACAGGTTACGATCTTAAATCTGCCAAGCGTTCTCTTAATCTTATGTTAGCTGAGTGGGCTAATCGCGGTCTAAATCAGTGGACTATAACACAGACTACACAAGCACTTACCTCTGGAACAGCCACATATAATCTTAATACAAATGTGATTGATATCTTGTCTGTTGTAGTACGGCGTAGCAGCACAGACTTTGCTATGGAACGAATTAGCCGATCCACATATTTAGGTATACCAACGAAAAGTACAACAGGCCGACCTAACCAATTCTTTTTGGATAGGCAGATTACGCCTGTTTTAAAGATATGGCCAACTCCAGAAAATAGCACAGACACTATAATATTTGATGCACTAACCCGTATGGACGATGCAGATACTTTTATAAATACTATGGATATGCCTTTTCGTTTTTTTCCATGTTTGGCAGCAGGACTAGCGTATTACATTAGCATGAAAAGAGCGCCTAACAGAACACAGATGCTAAAGGCAGTATACGAGGAAGAGTTTCAACGAGCGATGACTGAGGACAGAGATAGAGCTTCTTTTAATGTGGTGCCTCAGTATGAGTATTTTAGGAGTTCTTGATGGCTCGATTTGCACAAGGTAAACACGCTTATGCCATATCAGATAGATCAGGATTTCGTTATAAATATAAGGATATGCGTAAAGAGTGGAATGGATCTCTTGTGGGCAAAGACGAATTTGAGGCAAAGCAACCACAGCTTGAGCCCTTTCCCACTGTAGTAGATGCTTTAGCGCTAAAAGACGCCAGACCAGATAGAACAGAGCCACAGACAGTTAATGTTGGTCCAGGTGGTTTTCCAAACAGGGGTGTGGCGATACGAGCAATTGCATCTGTTGGAGAGGTTACGGTGACAACATGAGCTTTACTTTTGCTACGTTAAAGACTGCAATACAGGATTATTCTGAAAATACAGAAACTACGTTTACTAATAATCTATCTAATTTTATTAAAATTGCAGAAGAGCGCATACTTAAAAACGTGCAGCTTAGTATATTTAGAAAAAATGCAACAGCCGCTTTTACTTCAAGCAGTGAGTTTCTAGCGTGTCCAACAGATTTTCTTACACCATTTTCTTTAAGTTTTACGGACGCAAGTAGTAATAAAGTTTTTTTAGATTACAAAGATGTAAACTTTATACAAACCTTTACGCCTAACTCATCTACCACAGGATCACCACGATTTTATGCATTGTTTGATACCGATAATTTTATTGTGGCGCCTACACCTAGCAGCAGTTTTGCGGTAGAGTTGCATTACTACTACAGGCCAAATAGTCTTACAGCAGGAGCTGATTCGGGTTCTACGTGGTTAAGTACAAATGCACCTAATGCTTTGTTGTATGGCAGTTTAATGGAAGCTTACACATTTATGAAAGGTGAGCCCGATGTTATGCAGAATTATGCACAAAGGTTTACGGAAGCAGTGCAATCGCTTAAACTATACGGCGAGGCAAAAGAGGTTAGTGATTATTATAGAACAGGCATGGTTATGAGGGATAAGCAATAATGTTGATGGAATTACCAAAAACACCAATAGTAGATATACAAACCACGAACAACAGAGGCTTCACCCCAGAAGAAGTGGCTTCTCGTTGTGTAGATAAAATTGTAGAGGTTGGAGATAATGCTGCCCCTGAAATTAGAGATCAGGCCCATGCCTTTAAAGCACACCTTGAAAAAGTAATTACTTTTTATATGAAAGAAGCAATTAAATCAGATAGAACTACTGTTTGCAACTCGATTAAAAATGCAGGACATGAAAAGCTTGCGGAAATGATAAGGAGATTATAATGGCGATATCACAGGCAATGTGCACATCATTTAAGGTAGAGCTTCTACAAGGTGTTCACAATTTTACAAATAGTTCGGGTAATACTTTTAATATAGCGCTGTACACCTCTAGTGCTAGTCTAGGAGCGGGGACTACAGCGTATACCACTAGTAATGAAGTGTCTGGTACAAATTATACGGCAAAAGGACAGGCGCTTACTAATGTAACGCCAACATCATCTAGCACAACAGCCTTGACAGATTTTACCGATGAAACTTTTAGTAATGTGACGCTTACAGCTAGAGGAGCTTTGATATTTAATGATAGTGCATCTGGTGATCCGGCGGTGTGTGTATTAGACTTTGGTTCGGATAAATCAGCCTCATCTGGTGATTTTACTATAGTTTTTCCTGCGGCTGACTCTAGTAATGCGATAATAAGGATAGCATAATGGCCTTTGTAATAGCAGATAGAGTACGAGAAACTACAACAACGACGGGCACGGGTACAATCACCTTGGCAGGTGCAGTTACAAACTTTGAAACTTTTACTGCTAATCTATCTAATTCTGATACAACCTATTATGCTATTGTTGATAATACAAACGGTGCTTTTGAGGTTGGTCTAGGAACATTTACTTCTTCTGGTACAACTTTAGCGCGATCCGTTATAGCAAGTTCCAACAGCAATAACTTAGTAGACTTTGGTGCAGGAACAAAAGATGTGTTTATCACAGTGCCTGCAAGCAAGATTGTTGTTGAAGATGGCAGTAACAATGTTGCTATTGGAGGTACAGTAACAGCTACTGCTTTTAGTGGTAGTGGCGCAAGCCTTACAGGTGTTGACGTAGTAAACGACACGTCACCTCAGTTAGGTGGAGCATTGGACGTTCAGACCCACGATATTGTAACCACATCAAACAGAGATTTAGAATTAGCTCCAAATGGAACAGGAAAAGTTGTTGTAAGAGGGAACGACAATCAAGGTGCTATAAAGTTAAACTGTGAGGCTAACTCACACGGACAAACAATAATAGCAGCCCCTCACTCAGAGAGTGCTAATAATACGCTAACTCTGCCTAGCACAGGTGGTGATGCTCGATTAGTATCAACCTCTTCTACGGCTACTTTAACAAACAAAACCTTTGGCGACAACGTAAGTTTTGGTGACAACAATATAACAAATGTTGGCGATATAGCTGTAGACTCTATAAGTCCGGACGGGACAGATATAAATGTAGCGGTGTCTGACAACTCAGCTACAGCGTTTACAATAAAACAAGGGTCAGATAATTACCTTGTAGTTGATACAGCTAATAGTAGTGAGTCTGTATCGATAGGCACAGGCATATCGGGGACTGCCATATCTATTGGGCATACGACCTCAGAAACAACAGTTAACGATAATCTCACAGTAACAGGCAATCTTACAGTTAGTGGCACAACTACAACGGTGGATAGTACAACTATAAATGTTCAGAACACCTTAGTTTTTGAAGGGTCTACTGCTAACGACCATGAGACAACACTTACAACAGTTGATCCTACAGCCGATAGAACAATAAGTTTGCCAAACCAGTCTGGAACTTTGCCCGTTCTTGCAGCAGCGAGCACCACACAGATAACATCCACACCAGAAGAGTTAAATATTTTAGACGGGGTCACATCTACAGCTTCAGAGTTAAATATTTTAGACGGAGTAACAGCGACAACTACTGAAATAAATTTACTAGACGGTGGAACGTCTGTAGGTAGCTCTATAACTATAGCTGACAGTGACGGAATAATCGTTAATGATGGTGGCACGATGAAATCTGTTCCTGCCTCTGATGTTAAAACATACGCATCGGCAGACTCGGCCACTA